CTTAATAATTTCGGCATCCGTGGGGCGGGTGCTGCCTACATTCGTGGGCGTCATGTTAGTGTTACCTCTTGGTGGGTGGGTGGGTGGGTAGGGGAACTAGCGGCTAAAAACGTGCCCGTTTTCCTCGAAAAAATCGTAGCCGTACTCTCTGGCGACGGACTGCCAGTCTATGTAAAACTCTAACGCTTGCGGGATGTCGTGGCACTCGCGGAATAGCTGTTCTGCAAACTCCACCATCCCGCCATCAAAATGGCCTCGGTAGCTGTCCTCAAAACCGCCACCCGTCGCGTAGTCCACGCCGACACATTCGGTATAGGCCGTCCATGCGTCGTGGCCGTGCTTTTCTATGTTTTCGGCGGTCTCACAAAGCTTTTCTAGGTCGGGATTCTCGCCCGTCACTTGGATGCCGTCGGTGTCGTGGATTGCCCATTCTTCAGCGTATGGCGACGGAGAGGCGGCGAGCATTGCGGTAATCTCGGCTTGTAGTGCGTCCGCGTCGTTCGGTACGTCTATCCATTTCCCGAATAGTTTTCCCTCGTTGTAGCTTGCCAAGCAAGCGACATAAACGCGGGGCGTGTCGGTGGCGGTTGTCATGTTTGGTCACCTCGTGGGGTTGTACTGCGTGAGTGGAACGGGGTAAAACGAAAAGGGGTTGGGGGCATTGCACCCCCTAGAGGCTTGGCTACCGTGCCGGCCGAGCTAGAAAGTAGTCGTCATAATCGGATGGAGCGCCCGCAAAAGTTCCCCCCAATCCGGCATGGGCCGCCGCCATGATGAACGTGCCGGGTGTCGCTGGCTTGTCGCGGGGAATCAGGCGATACGTTACCGTATCCATTTCCCACCCTTCTTTGTCGCCGGTCGTGTCGTCGCGGAATAGTACGCGGCACCGGCCGGGGCGTATCTCTAAAGCCGAGTAACGGTTAAGCATGGTCATTTCTCCTAGTGTGTGATGAGTGGACTAGCGGGTTAGGCGTAGCGGCGAGCGCGAGCGGCGGCGCGGCGGTCAAGCTCATTGGAGATTTCGTCTATGTCGGTATCGAAAAGCGTAATGCCGTGCTGCGTCTGTCTGTTCAGTAGTGCCATCAATTCGGCGGTGCTAAAGGCTCCGTAGATCGACATTGTCATTTCTCCGTAGTGTGTGTAAGTGGAACTAGCGCCCGTCATATTCGTAGCAGATGTGTGTCGTGTGGATCGCCGTACCTTTGGGTACCCATGTGCCGTGCTCGAAGCCACGAACGACGGGAACGGGGGAGCCGTCGTTTAGTAAGGCGATGTAATACCAATTGCCGTCTGTAAACACTTTTATTTTGCCATGTGCACCCGGCTGGTATTCGTCTATGTCCACTAGGTCGGCCCACAACGCTTCAGCGACCGCTTGGCGTTGTGACTTGCGCTTGGTCATGGTCATTTCTCCGTAGGGTGTGTGAGTGGAACGGGGGTGGAACAAGCCAGCGCCGGGAGTCGAACCCGGCCAACTCCGTGACTGGCGACTAGCTACGCTTCGCAGTCGTGGCCGCTTGCCCATTCGCTCGCGTCGGTTGGGTTGAGTAGGTCAAACACTCGCCCGCACTCGTGGCATGTGGCGACGGGCTTTAGAGCGATGCGTTCGCGGCCTTTCAAGAGCCGATGAATGGCGGTTGCTTCGCTTTTACCGATTCGGCGTCCTGCGCGAGTGGATGCGGCAATGGCGTTGTTTACTGCGTCGGCGTTGTAGTTCGTCATGGGGTCATTTCTCCGAGTGTGTGCGTGAGTGGAACTAACGGGCTGCGACTTCGTCGGGGGCGCGTGTGTCTAGGATGTGCTGAAGGTCGGCGGCGGCACGTTCCAGTCCCTGCCGACTCCGTGGGTAGGTGATTCCCGTGTACGCGGTGGCAAGACGGCGAAGGGTGGATGGAGTGGCGGCACGACTTACTAGGTATCCATGCTCTAGGTACATCGTTGCGGCAAAAACGATACTGCGAACCTGATACCAATTGATCGCGTTTCCGGTGATGGTGATTGCGCCGCTTTCGTCGCTCGCCGTGATGGGCATGGTCATATTCTCCATAGGTAAAACGTAGGGTGACACAGAGTGATACGGGAACAGTATCGCACGGGGGCAATGTTGTCAAGGGGCATACGTTCGGCATCGGGAACCCACCCCATTTCCACCCTATCCATTTCCGTCCTGATGACACCAAAGGGAAGGGAAGGGAACACACGCCAAAGCTGCCGTGCTGCCGCACACACACACACGAACAGGCGAACAGGCGGACAGGCGGGAGGGCGATAGGGTAGAGGAAGGCCAGCCACCCCACACTTGCCACGGCCTCGCGTGCGCGTTCTATGGAGCGCGGAGAGGGCATAGGACGGCTACGGCTGGCGTGGGACGGCTACGGACGCACTGGCGCGACTGTGGAGCGTATAGGCACGGTAACGGTCGCCACCCCCCCCTACCCCGCCAGCGTCCCGCGCAATCCCTATACCACCCCCTTACGGTCGGGAGCCAGCGGAGAGGTCGATGTTACATTGTGCTAACGGGTGCGGGAGGGCACTGATCGCGGTGCTCTTTGCGGTGCCCTAAGTGCCCTAGCGGCGGCAGCACGGCTGTGGTGTTCTTCCCCTTGGTGCCATCAGGACGGAATACACAGGGGTGTCTGAGCAAAAGAAAAAACCCAAAACAAAAAACCCAGCAGAAAAAAAAACAAAAGGTTATATTACGGGTATGGCGAGAGCTGATGCGGTGGAACGGGCCTCGGTGGTTGAGGCGGTCTTAGCGGGATTAGCGGAAGGGCGAACCGTCGCGGACACCTGCCGGACCCTGCGGCGGTCCGCAGGAACGGTACGGGGCTGGCTCGCGGACGATGAGGACCTGTATGCCCGATACCGCAGGGCGCGGGTCCTGATGGGCAATGCCTTAGCGGAAGAGGCCATCCAGATCGCCAGAGACTCGGTGAACGATACCGTGATGGTGGACCGGCTGACCGTCGACACGCTGAAATGGGCGTCTAGCAAGGCCGCCCCACAGGACTACGGGGATAAGCAGGTGGTGGAGCATCAGGGGGCGCAGACTATCTCGGTCAAGGTCGTGGAGGAAAATCGGTCCCCCGCGATTGCTGCGACGGCACGGGCCGTCATCGCCTCGCCTGTCGCGACGCTTCCTGCTGGAGTGTTCCACGTGGAACATGTGGAGCAAGCAGAGGGCCTGTAAAGGCCTCTGGCTGGCGTTTGGCGGGGATTGTATTAGTTTTGTGGCATAATGCGCGGCCACACCAAGCAGCGACCAGAAACGGTCACGGTGACGTTGGCAACCCTCCACCCCGGTCAGCGCACGATTGCTGACCACGAGGCGCGGTTTCGGGTGGTGATGTGTGGTCGGCGCTTTGGGAAGTCCGCGTTAGGGATTCGGCTGGCCTGTGATGCCGCCTTGGCAGGTCAGCCCGTCGGCTGGTTCTCGCCGTCCTACAAGCTGGCGTTAGAGGCGTGGCGTGAGTTGCTGGAACGCTTGGCTCCGATTACCTCACGGGTTTCGGAGCAGGACAAGCGACTGGAACTGGTGACCGGCGGCGTCGTGGAAGTCTGGACGCTGGATACCCCCGACCCTGCCCGAGGCCGTAAGTACGCTTTGGTCGTGTTAGATGAGGCAGGGATTGCCAAGGACTTGACCGCCGTATGGCAAGCCGCCATCCGCCCAACGTTGGTAGATTTGGGAGGCCGTGCCCTGATTATGGGAACGCCGAAGGGTCGCCGTCATGCGTTTGTGCAGATGTTCCAGCGCGGCATGGACGGCAGTAGCCCCGACTGGCAGAGCTTCCGCGCCTCAACCCGCGAGAACCCGTTTATTCCGGCGAGCGAGATCGACGCCGCGAAGAACGAACTACCGCCTCTCGTCTTTGCCCAAGAGTTTGAGGGCGTCCCTGCCGACGATGGGGCCAACCCCTTTGGCGTGGATAAGGTGCGAGCCGCGATTGGCTTGATGAGCCAGCGGAAAGCGGTCGTCTATGGCGTGGACTTGGCGCGGTCGCTGGACTTCACGGTGTTGATTGGCTTGGATAGCCACCGCCGCGTCTGTTCGATCGACCGCTTCCAGTTGCCGTGGGCGGAAACGAAGGAACGGATTCGGATGCAGGTAGGCGAAACGCCCGTCGTCGCAGACGCTACCGGCGTTGGTGATGCGATTGTCGCGGACTTGCAGGTGTTAGGTGTGACCGTGACTCCCCATGTCTTTACGCAGCCGTCCAAGTTGCGGCTGATGCAGCGGCTGATCGCCGCGTTCCAAGGCAGCGAGCTCACCATCCCTGATGGCTGGCTGATTGGCGAACTCGAAAGCTTTGAGTTTCATTTTACCAATACCGGCGTCCGCTACGAAGCCCCGCCCAGTTTGCATGACGATGGCGTCATGGCGTTAGCACTGGCTCTGCATGGCTGGGACCGAGTGCAGGGTGTGGTGCCACTAGAGTTGATGGCGGACGGGCCGGTGGGCGACGACCCGACGCAGTTAGTGTTTGCTGGTGCGGACGCGGGGAGCCTGAACCCTCTGCACCATTTTGGTGCGCCTGAAGCGCAGTTGCCGGTCTCGTGGTAACGTAGGTCACTCTTGCAAGGAACTGGATATGTTGCCACCTGATGCAGTACGGAAAGCGGCCTTCAAGCGAAAGGGCCCCACGATTGCGATTGTGATTGGCGGAGAAGCCAAGCACGGTCCGCCCAATACGGAGAAGGACGAGGAAGAGGACGAGCCGAAGAAAGGCTACGGGATGCCGAAGGATGTGCCGTGCGAGGAATGTGAGTGCAGCAAGTGTGGACATGTGTATGATCCTGCCGACGCGAAAAACGCCGACGCGGAAGAACAAGACGAAGAGGAAGACGAGGAGAAGGTATGAACTACAAAAATAAAGTCTCCGGGACGCAGACCGCTGTCGGCAGCACGACGATTGCGTTTCGGCATTTCACGAACGGCGGCGTCGGTATCCAGATCACGGGCATTACGTCCGCGACCGTGACGTTCGAGGCCACCGTGGATGACACGAACTGGGTGGCGCACTTTGCAACACCGGTAGCAAGTGCTACAGCGGCTACGACGACAACGGTCGATGGGATTTTTTACGCGAATGTCGTCGGCGTCTCGCAGTTCCGCGCCCGGATTAGTACCTACGTCAGCGGCACGATCATCACCACGCTTGTCGCAAACCCCGGCTGATGGACGTTTCGTTTACTGGAGCTCGTCGGAGACGCCGCGCTGCTGGCGGTGGTGCGACGTATATCACTGCTACGGGTGGCACGATTACGGCTGATGGCGACTTCAAGGTTCACACGTTTCTGTCCAGTGGAACATTTACCGTTACCACGCTTGGTGATATTGGCACTGTGCAATATCTGGTAGTCGCTGGTGGCGGTGGTGGCGGCAATGGCGGTGGTGCTGGGTTTGAGACGGGTGGCGGAGGGGCAGGGGGGTATAGAACAGCTACTGGATTTTCTGTTGCTGCCACAGCATACACCGTAACAGTTGGCGGCGGTGGTGCTGCCGCAACAAATGGTGCAGACTCAGTATTTAGTTCTATCACTTCTACTGGGGGCGGAAAGGGTGGAAGCAATGGTGGAGTCGGCAGTGTTGGTGGCTCCGGTGGTGGAGGAAGCCAAACAGCGGCAGGCGGCGCAGGAACAGCTAGTCAGGGGTACAGTGGCGGCAACGGGGCGTCACAGGCATCTGGAGGTGGTGGTGGTGCTGGCGCGGCGGCGGCCAATGCAACGACTGGGAACGCCACGGTAGGAGGTGCGGGATTATCCAGTGCAATATCTGGCACTTCGGCTTCCTATGCAGGAGGCGGCGGCGCGTATGGGAATGTTGGCGGCGCTACTGCTGGTGGTGTTGGGGGTGGTGGTAGTGGTAGTACCAGTACTCCGGGTGGGGCGGGAACGGCAAATACTGGCGGTGGTGGTGGTGGCGGAAATGGACTGCTTGCTATAGGCGGCGCAGGCGGGTCAGGTATTGTGATTGTTCGCTATCAGTTTCAGTAACCCAACTAGCAATGTCCTCTTTCTTTTTGAGCAGGTAACGCATGGCAACGACGACAATTACTGCGCTGACGGCGGTTACGTCAGGCAACCTGACTGGAGCTGCCGTTGCGCCAGTCGATGATTCGGGAGCGAATACTCGTAAAACCTCGCTGGCTCAGCTACGCACTAACCTGTTAGCGGGTGGCACAGGCTTTACGGCGGCAGACCCGCTGACCGTTGGTGCAGTCACGGCTTCTGGCGATACGGGAATCGGTGTGGCAGCACTAGCAACCTCTGCAACAACTCCGTTTCTGTGGGTGCCGTCGACAGCAGGAACGCCAACAGGAGTGCCCTCTGCCAGTATGGGTGGGGCCGTGCCGTTGGTGGTGGATACGGCAGGCGCAAAGCTGTATACTCGCATCGGTGGTTCGTGGACTGGGATTACCATTGGCGCCGGAAGCAGCGGATCGGACTTGTTTCTTAGCGAACCTTTTTTTACTAATTACGGAGCGTTATAGTCATGGCCGTTACCTCGACCCCTATTTTTTCGCAGACGCCGTACGCCAAAACATTGTCGCTGGCTGCACAAACCGCTTGCACCACACGCGGGCCAACCGCCACCGCAAGTTTGGCGGGCGCACAGATTACCGCGTTTGTGCCAGTCTCAACCAACGGGCTGCGTATTGACAGCATCCAAGTCAACGGCATCTCGACAGGCATTAGCGTGGCCAGCGTTGCCAATGTCGTTGGCATCTGGATTTGGGACGGCACAACGGCTTATCTCTGGACGGAAATTCTTGTGACCGCCGTCACGCCATCTACGGTGGCGGTGGCCTATACGTCCACTTATACGCCAACGCTTCCGCTCAACCTTCCCGCCGCGTTTGCGTTGTATGCCAGCGTCAGCGTGACCACGACAGCGGCTGGCGCGGCGTTGCAGGTGACGGCGTTCGGCGGGGCGTACTAAAATGCCAAGCGCCTTCGGTAAGCCCGTTACGACGGCGAATCGGTTTGGCGTTGCCGCAACACCGTCAGCTATGACACTAGTTACCACGCTTACGGCGTCCGCGTCAGCTTCGCTATCCTATACAAGTTTTTCATCGGCAAGCTATAAAACTTACATGCTAGTGTTCAACGGCTGGCGCGCCGCAACCGCCAGCGCGCTACAAGCGTATTATTCAATAAACGCTGGCGCAACATACCCTACTAGTTCGGTTGACTACCTAACAATGTATCCTAACAGCACCCCCGCTTTTGCGACAAGTTACGGCGTAGGAGTCACCGACCATACCATTATGTCAAATCTTGGCGACGTAGCTAAAACCTCTGGGGGTGGCGTTCTGTATTTTACCTACGGCGTCGTAGCAAACGCACGATCTCAACTGAGTGGATTGTTTGGTGCTTACACAAGTGTTTTTGTTGGAAGCATCCCAAATATGACATCGGGAACCTTTGACAGCACGTCGGAAGTCAACGCCATTAAATTTCAGATGGGTAGTGGTAACATTACAAATGGCACCATCAAAATTTACGGAATCACGTGATTATGACTACGCTCAATAGCAAAGCCGAGGATGCGCGAATTCGCAGCGGCCCGCACAAGGTGGTCAACGGTGACGCTGTCGCGTTGACGCCGGATGAGATTGCGGAACACGATGCCCGCGCCGTTGCTTGGGAAGCTGGCCGTCCCGCCCGCGCATTAGCCGATCTGCGCGAGCAACGCAACGCGCTACTTGCCGCGTCGGACTGGACGCAAGCGCCGGACGCGCCAACGGCAAACGCCGCTGCGTGGAAAGTGTACCGTCAAGCGTTGCGCGACTTGCCGCAACAGACGGTGTACCCGAACGAACCGCAGTGGCCGACGGCCCCGTGACTGCCAGCGTCAAGCGCGGCCTCGCAACAATCTCCCTTGAGGTAGTACGGTGATTGGACAGATTCTCTGGCCGGCGGTCTTTGCGTATGCCATCTGGCGCTTTGCGCCGATTGCCGAACGCTTTGCCCCTGTCCCGCTAGGGAAGGCGACGCCAGCGCAGGTTGTTCTACCGGACGACATTATTGCGTGGGCGTCGGAACAGTCGGAACCGTGGGCGCAGGACGAGCATCTTCAGGTCGCACGAGAGAAGTACCTGAGCGTCGGTCAAGACTGGAATAAGACCCGTCGCGCCCTTGGGATTGGAGTGATGTCGTGACGCTACCGTTCGATGAAGCGACGATGCAGGCGATGGTGGATGAAGCCCTGTCTGGTGGGGCCACTTCCCCAACCTCTGCGAATGACCAGACCGCACCGAACCCGCCGCAGGACGATGGGCGGTCGGAAGAAGAGCACCGCATTGCCTTGCTCAAAGCATTGCTTGGTGACCAGTGCCCCCTGACGTTTGGCGAGGACGCCCCGCCGCAGGATAGCGCGTGGGCGGACTGGGTACGGAGTCTGTGGAGTGGTCGCCGTGGCGCGGTTTCGATGCATCTGCACTTGGTCGAACGGAATCGGCTGTTCCGTGCTGGGCAGCAGTGGGTGAGTGCCAACGGCTTAGGCCCGTGGCGTGAACCGCTGCGTCCAAGAGAGTCGGCGCGGATTGTCTACAACCTCATCAACAAGGCGCTCGACCAACGCTTGCAGATTATGATGGACCAGCGGCCCGGCTTCTCCATTCAGCCGATGACCTCTGACCCGGAAGACAAGCGGAAGGCACAGGCACGGCAGTTGGCGTGTGAGTACCAGTTTGACCAGCTCCAGATGGAACGGCAGGCCCGTGAAGCGTCCTACTGGGCGCAGACCGATGGCGTGGCCTTCTGGCACACCTACTGGGATGCCGACCGTGGCCCGTGGGATGACCGCTTAGGCGATAAGCCCGGTGAGCGCGTCCCGTTGGGTGATATCAACATCCAGACCGTGCGGGTTGAGCAGGTACGGGTGTCGCCAGATGCGACTGCCACTCGCCCCCCGTCGTGGGTGCTGATTCGGGAAGTGATCCCCTCGTCTGAAGCGGCCTACCGCTACGGCATTACGGGATTGCAGGCGTCGAATCAGGAACTGGCGGCTGGACACCAGACTTCGACGGCTGGCGAGTCGGGATTGGGGAGCTGGGTGCTGTCGCAGACCACGATTGGCGAAGGCGACCGACTCCGCGACGAAGAAACGACGGAACGCTTCACCCTGTACGTCGCGCCGCAGCCAGATATTCTTCCCGGTGGGCTGGAAGTTGTGATTGTGGGCGATACGGCGGTGTTTGGCCCGACCGACCTGCTCTTTGGGATGATTCCGGTGGTGCCGGTACGAGATGGGTCGAGCGATCCGAGCTATTTCCCCCGTCCTGTGATGGAACAGTGGGTCGATCACCAGATGCGGATCAATGCGCTGCTGTCGAAGTGGATTGAGAACATCCGGGTCAATGCGGGTGGCCGTTTCCTGACCCGTCCGAACACGATTTCGACCGAAACGTTCCTCGGCGGCGTCACGTCGATGATCGAAGTCCGTGGCGCGGGTGCGATGAGCGATTCCATCCAGCCCGTGAGTGGGTTTTCGGTCGGCAATGACGTCAAAGAGGCGCTGGCGCTGGAGAAACAGGCGTTTGAGGATGCGTCGGGCTACAATGCCGTGAGCCGTGGGCAGGTCACAGGCGAATCAGGCCGTGCGATCATTGCCAGCCGCGAACAACTAGAGCGCGTCTTTGCTCCACCCGTCCAAGCCCTTGCTCAAGCCTACACAGACTGGGCAAAAATCTGCTTGTCGATGATGGCGTGGGGCTATGATGTGCCCCGTGCGCTGGGTGCGGTTGGTGCAGGCCGTCCCGACTTGGCTCGTGCGGTCACAGGCGAAGACCTGAATGGGGCGCTGGATGTGCGGGTCGAAGCGGCGACGATGATGCCGATGCCGATGGCCTTCCGGCTCTATATGCTGGATAACTGGCTCCAAGCAGGGATTATCGACGTGAAGGAGT